CTACTCCATCGAACAGGCCAAGGCCAAAATCAAAACCGCAATCGAGTCCAATGGATATACTGGTCTATCCCATCCTGATTAGTGCGCTCGCTACCCTTGCGGTCGTGGAGTTCCGGGTCCTGCCGGGATGGTTCTACGCTTTGCCATTCGCCAAGCGGAAGCCGTTTTCGTGCATGACCTGCTTCGGGTTTTGGCTTGGCTTTGCCCTGACCCTGCCGACCTGCCAATGGTACTTGGCCCCGATCCTCGGCCTTGCCTCATCTGCCACCGCAATAATCATCCGAGAATGGACCTTCAAATGACCAACGACCAGTTCGTAATTGCTCAAAAGCATCGCAAGTATTGGGACCAGTATGTGGCATCGCTGACCATGCGACTGCCACCCGATGCGGTTGGTGAACTGCAAGCCATCCTCACGGCTCACGGGCGACCCCCCACAAACTGGTGGTGTGCGGACTGCGTAAAATCGGCCCTCCAATACATTTACCTACAAGCGGACTTGTTTGCCGAAGCCAACCAAAACACCATAAACCACTCCCTGAATGCCCCTGCCAATCCCGAACAATAACGAAAGCAAAGAAGGCTTCATCGGTCGTTGTATGTCCAACAACAACGTCAACACGGAGTTCCCTGATACGGCTCAAAGATTGGCTGTTTGCGGCTCAACGTGGGAGAATCACAAGAGGCAGCAGTTCGAGTCTTATTCCGACTACGGCCAAGAGATTCGGTCGAATGCCAAGCGAGGGATTGAACTCAACGAAAGGAACGGCAACAAGTGTGCCACGCAGACGGGCAAAGTTCGTGCAGCCACTTTGTCCAAGGGAGAACCCATCTCGGTGGAAACCATCAAGCGGATGCACTCCTACCTGTCAAGGGCTGAAACCTACTACGACAACGCTGACGATACATCGGACTGCGGTTACATCTCCTACCTCCTTTGGGGTGGTAAGTCTGCTTTATCATGGAGCAGGAATAAACTTCGGGAACTTGGCGAACTCGAAGGCTAAGGATGACGAGGCACAGGTGCAGGCTCGGATGGACTCGCTGATGATGGTCATCACAACCCTGTGCGACTGCATCGGAGCGGTGGATGAGTCCAATGCCCCGAACCAGTACGAAGTGAAAATGAAAATCGTAAACAAGATAAGCGACCTAATCGACAAAATCGAATACTGATGCAACGAGTACCCATAGGCACAATCAAGAACAACCCGAACAACCCAAGGGTCATCAAGGACGACAAGTTCAAGAAACTTGTGCAGTCCATCAAGGACCTGCCTGAAATGGCCGAGGTTCGTCCTGTTGTGGTTAATACCGATATGGTTGTGCTTGGAGGCAACATGAGGCTTAAGGCCATGCGTGAGGCTGGATGGAAGGACGTGCCGATTCAAGTCGTGGATTGGGACGAAGACAAGCAAAGGCAGTTCATTATCAAAGACAACGTAAGCGGAGGGGAATGGGATTGGGAGATGCTTGCGAATGAATGGGATACCGAGGAACTGCAAGAGTGGGGTCTTGACCTGCCCGACTTTGACAACGCCAAGGAACTAGAAGCGGAGGAAGATGACTACGAGATGCCTGACGAAGTGCAGACCGACATCGTGCTGGGCGACCTGTTCGAAATTGGTCCGCATCGTTTGCTTTGTGGCGATTCAACGGATAGCGATGCCATTTTAAGATTGATGCAAGGAAAGAAAGCGGACATGGCGCACAATGACCCCCCTTATGGAATGAAGAAGGAAAAGGACGGGGTCCTGAATGACAACTTGAATTTTGATGACTTGCTTGAGTTCAATAAGCAATGGACAAGCCTACAATTTACACAAATAAAAGACAATGGGTCTTGGTACTGTTGGGGCATTGATGAACCGTTAATGGATATTTATTGCAATATCCTTAAGCCATACATTAAGGAAAACAAAGCAACATTTCGAAATCTCATTACATGGGACAAAGGAAGCGGTCAAGGTCAAAATTCAGAAGGCACCCGGATGTTTGCAACAGCGGATGAAAAATGCCTATTTATAATGATGGGTAAGCAAAGTATTGCTCAAAATAAAGACCAATTTCCAGAAGAATGGAGGCCACTATTGCAGTATTTTATACAGGAAAAGGAAAAAGCGGGATGGACAACAAAGCAAGTGATAGAGATTACTGGTAAAACAAGTGCTTCTCACTATTTTACGGAATCACAATTTCAGGTGCCAACAAAAGAACACTATGAGAAAATGCGTGACGCAGCACAAGGGAAGGCATTTACACAGCCTTTTGATTCACTGCAAAAAAGTAACTCTGTTTTGTCTGAGTTTTATGAGAGTCGTGCGTATTTTGACAATACTCACGACAACATGAACAACGTGTGGCACTTTGCACGACATACAAAGGACGGAAGCGAAGGAGGACACGCAACTCCTAAACCTATCCCATTGTGTGAGCGAGCAATCAAAAGCAGTTGTCCTGATAATGGTTTGGTTATTGATTCCTTCCTCGGTAGCGGCTCTACAATGGTCGCATCCCACCAACTCAACCGCAAATGCTACGGCATGGAACTTGACCCGAAGTACTGCCAAGTCATCGTGGACAGGATGCTTAAACTTGACCCGACCTTGGAGGTCAAGAGGAACGGCCTGCCTTACAAAACAGCAGAATAACAGCAAATGGGAGCCGAGGATATAAAGCAGCACGAGTTCAAGAAAGGGCAGTCAGGCAACCCCAATGGTCGTCCACGCAAGTACGTCAGCACCTTGGTTGACCAAGGATACAAGCGGTCCGAAATCAACGATACCATCCAAAACATGATGGCGATGACCTTGGAGGAAGTCAAGGCGGTTTGGGACAACCCAACGGCAACGGTCCTCGAAAAGACCATCGCCTCGGCCATCCGCAAGTCCATCGAAAAGGGAACGCTCTACTCCATGGAAACCCTGCTCTCAAGGGTGTACGGTCAACCAAAGCAGGAAGTCGCTGCAACCATATCGCCTCAACCAATTTGGCAGGGCGTAAAACTACAAGTTGACACCAACAACAACGGCAATCAAGATTGATGCATTCCGCAAGAGAGTCCGAATAGTCCAAGGCGGTTCATCGGCAGGCAAGACCTTTGCCATCCTGTCCTTGCTCTACTCCTATGCAGCCAACCCCGAATGCGGACCGCTTGAGATTTCGGTAGTTTCCGAATCCATCCCCCACCTTCGCAGGGGTGCGCTTAAGGACTTTCTTAAGATGCTCAACATGACAGGGCTTTACCAAGAGGAACTTTACAACCGAACGCTACTCCGATATGACTTTCCGCATGGCTCCTACATCGAGTTTTTTTCCGCTGACCAAAGCGACAAGATGCGAGGGGCAAGGAGGGACGTGCTATTTGTAAACGAGGCGAACAACATCACATGGGAAGCCTATCACCAACTGGCAATCAGGACAAGGACCGCCATCTACATTGACTACAATCCAGTCCGAGAGTTTTGGGCGCATACCGAATTGATGAATGACCCCGATGCCGAGTTCCTGCTCGTTACCTACAAGGACAACCAAGCCCTTGACCCTGCCATCATCCGAGAGATTGAAAAAGCCAAGACCAAAGCCGAAACGTCTGCATATTGGGCGAACTGGTGGAAGGTCTATGGCCTCGGTCAGGTCGGGACGCTTCAGGGTGCGATATACGAGGACTTCGAGGTGGTGGAGGGTATAGATGTCAGCCGAGCGAAATTCGTCGCCCTTGGACTGGACTGGGGCTTCAGCAACGACCCGACGGCCTTGGTAGCAATCTACCGCCAAGGGGACTGCCTGCTCATTCAGGAACTGCTCTACTCAACGGGCCTGACCAACCAAGACATCGCAGACAAGTTGCGGTCGCTGGGCATTACCCGGGCTTGGGAGATCGTGGCCGATTCAGCAGAACCCAAGAGCATTGAGGAAATCTACCGTCTTGGCTTTAACATCAAGCCAGCGGAAAAAGGTCCCGATTCGGTTCGGAACGGCATCGACATCTTGAAACGCTTTAAATTGCAGGTTACAAAGGATTCCACCAACCTCATCAAGGAACTGCGGTCCTACACTTGGGCGACCGACAAAGAAGGGAAGAACACGGGGGTCCCCATTGATTCCTTCAACCACGCCTGCGATGCGATGCGGTATGTGGCACTCAACAAGTTAAGGGTCAGTAATTCAGGAAAGTATGTTGTGGTGTAACTTTGAGGCATGAACCCCGAACGCATCCTTGATCTGCTAATCGAAATCGGCAAGACGCTTGCAGCCGTTTTCTTCATCATCACCCTTCTAACCCTCCTTTGGACCTTATGAAAGTCGTTCACTATTATCACATCTACTGCGGAGGGAACTGGCAGTTGATACTCAACCAGCACATGATGGCGGTCTGCAATTACGGGCTTATCAACGTCTTGGACGAAATCCGTGTAGGCATCGTCGGTCCACCCGAACAACGCAAAGCGGTCAAGGAGGTGCTGGAGAACTCGATGGTTGCCGATAAGGTCAAAGTCGTGGTTACCCGGACCAACGCTTGGGAGCAGGCGACGCTTACCGAGATGTACCGGGCAAGTCAGGAAGAGGAAGCCGTCTACCTGTACGCTCACACCAAGGGGGCAAGCGACCCGTCCCTCATCAACCAACTTTGGAATCGCAGCATGACCTTCTTCAACGTGGTTGCATGGGAACGCTGCCTGCAACTGCTCGAAGGTGTAGATGCGGTCGGTTGCCATTGGATAACCAAGGAGCAGTTCCCTCACATGGCTGACCACAACAACCCCGAAGGCTACCCCTACTTTGGTGGAACCTATTGGTGGGCCAAGTCATCCCACATCAAGGAACTGGGCGAGCCTGTACGAGAACACCGCTGGCAAGCCGAACATTGGATTGGCAAGAAACCCGACACCAAGGTCCACGACACCAACCCCGGATGGCCTTCACCCGAACGCTTTGTCATAACCTTCTAATGTCTTTCATCAACATCGTTACACCCTGCTCAAGACCCGAAAGCCTTGGGGCCATTGCGGATTCAATAAACATTCCCAAGAATCATTACAGGTGGATTGTGGTGTTTGATGCAGACGAGGTTCCATCCGTTGAAATTCCTGCAAATGCAGAGGCACACTCCTACCACGTTGAAGGAGGTTCTGCTGGACACGCCCAAAGGAACTTCGCAAACAAACTGATTCAAGGTGGCTATGTCTTGCAAATTGATGATGATACCATCCTGCATCCTGATTTTTGGGAAGCGGTCAAGGACTGCACCGAAGACTTGGTATGTTGGAAGCAGTGCCATAAAGATGGTATACATCGTCTAAATGCAGGTGAGTGGCATCTCGGTCAGATTGACTCTGGGTCTTTTATGGCTGACCGCAAAGTCATAGGCGACTCTCAATGGATTTTCAACCGATACGATGCGGATGGCTACTTTGCACAAGAGATGCGAGCCAAGACCGAAATCGTTAAAACAATTCAACAATACCTTTCATTTTACAACTATTTACGATGAAACAAGACAAAGCCGAACGCTTGCAGGAATTACGCAATACACCGAGGGTTTATTGGACCGCCCTTGAGAATGAAAATAAGGTGGACGGCCTCATTGACCTTTGCCAAAAGTACCTCAAGCCAACGGACAAGTGCGTAGAGGTTGGATGCTTTTCAGGGGTCAGCAGTCGTGTAATTGCGCTTCACTGCGGAGAGTTGCACTGCATTGACCCTTGGTCTTGGGGTGCAGTAGCACAAGCCGAGCAAATGTTTGACTCAATGCTTGCGGATTACCCCAATATCACCAAGGTCAAGATGACCAGCATCGAAGCATCCAAGCAATATGCCGATGGCTCTCTTGATTTCGTGTACATTGACGCTGACCACGCCTACGCTTCGGTCGTGGAAGACATCAACGCTTGGAAGCCCAAGGTTAAGCCGGGCGGTTACATTGCAGGGCACGACTCCTATATGCCCGAAGTTCTAAAGGCGGTCATGGACTGCCTCGGTGAACCCTTGCAATACTTCACCGACACCTCTTGGATTGTTAAGTTATGAAACTCCAAGACCTCACCATTGACCAGTTCCAACGCATCGGAGCCATTGAGTTCAGCAGCGTCCTTGGGGACTACGACAAGCGCGCAGGAGTCGTTGCAATCGTTGAGGGGGTGGATATATCGTTCGTGAGAGAGATGCCCGCCAAGAGCGTCCTAAAGCGTTACAAGGCTATTATCAGCGAGTGGAACGCATTGCCTGCATTGGGGTACAAGCGAAAGTTCAAAGCAGGGGGCAAGTGGTGGATCCCAACGGTGTTCACGGATGAGTTAACCGCTGGGCAGTTGATTGAACTCATGGACGCAAACACCACGGACGAAAAGCAACTGCTCCAAAACCTGCACCGAATCATGGCGACCTTGTGCCGGGAAGGCGGTCTATTCGGATTATTCCCGAAAAAGTACGACGGGGCTGCCCATGCCGAGCGTGCCGAGTTGATGAAGAAGCACGCCAAGGTGGGCGATGTTTGGGGCGTTGTCAGTTTTTTTTTGCTAAGTTCAGAATCCTACTTGAAAGTTTTGAGCGACTATTCCAAGCACCTGATGAAGACGGCCGAGGGGCTGACGTAAGCCCTCTCGCTGGGTACGGTTGGCTCATGGTCGTGTGGCGGATGGCAAATAAGGACGTGCTTAAATTCGATGCCATCTTTGCCATGAAGGCGGTGGAGTTCCTGAACTACGCCCTCCTGATTCACGATATTTTAGAAGCGGAGAGGATGGAGGCGGAAAGAGCGAGAAGAAGATAGTATATTTGCATTAGTCAGGTGGCGGAATGACGGTACAAAGAGTAATGGTATGTGCCTGATACGGTAGACGCTACGAGTTGGATTTAGGTCTCAAACATTCCCGTTCGAGTCGGGCATAGTGGGCCAACTAGGAGAAACTAAGACCATGCAGGTTCGAATCCTGTCCTGACTACACATTCCAGCACGGGGGACATTTACCCACATGGAAACAACCATTCTCGCCAATGGGCAACCAGTAGGTAAGTTCGGCAGCGGTTCGATGAAAGGCATCGACCAAACCGCTTTGGAGGGGATTGGTTCAATCGTTGGCCCCAAGGGTGGAGGCAAGTCCCCGGCACATGACGTGCTGGTCAAGTGGATAGAACGGGTCATCGAACTTGCCAAGAAGAACCTCGAAGCAGCCAACGCCAACGCAGGAGGAACGCTCTCGGCATCCATCGCCCCCGAAGACATCGAACTATCCGCAAAGCAAATCGTGGTGGCTATCATGGCCAACCCCTATTGGAAGTACGTGGACCAAGGGGTGCGAGGCAAAACGTCAAGCGTAAAGGCTCCAAGGTCGCCATTCCAATACAAAGACAATTACCCACCTGCCCAAGCCATGGCTGATTGGATAGCCAACAAGGAAAAAGCAGTTGTGCCGACCTATTCACGCAAACTCAAGCGGATGCGGACGAAGCAGGAGCAAGGGTTGGTGGATGGTAGGTCGGTTGCCTATTGGGTATTCCAGCGAGGAACACGGGCCACGAACTTCATGTCTAACGCCCTATCCCCCGAAATGATAGACGTTTTGGTGAACACAATCGCTGAAACCTTAGGCAAATCCATAAGCGTAGCAACCAAACTATAAAATGGCAACAACCGTCCTATCAGGGTCGCCCCAAGTGGCTACCCCCGTTTACAACAAGATGCTTTTCAAGGTCAGCGGTTCGCTGATTGCTCAACCGAACTACCGCTACGTCTGCGATGTCAAGAACCCAGCAGGGACCACCCTTGCACGGCTCAAGTGCGACAAACTGCCGACCACCAACTTCGGCTTCTTCGACGTTGCCAAGGTTGTTGAAACCCTGATTGCACCGACCAAGCCAACCTTGACCCAAACGGGCTTCGTGGATCATGCCGGGTATTATTCGGGGTACAGGCTTGACTTTATGGAGGAATACGGAAACACGCCTGTCGTTTACACGGGAACCGTTACCACCGTGTCGGGGAATGTTTCCTTCGCAGGAAACTTGGAGCAGTTAGAACTTGCGACTTGGAGTAGCACCCTTTATTTTCCAAGCACGGTCAGCGATGGCGTAAGCGAAGCCCTTACATCAATTACAAATCGCACGGTTTATTCAAACAACTACGGATGGCTTGCAATGGGTCAGTCAGGTAGTGGAGTTTACGATTCGGGAACAGTTGTTGAGTACTATAACTCGGCAGGCGTTTCGCAGAGGTCCTTTGAGGTTGCACTTCCAAGCGGTGTCGCATCGAATACCATCAACCGCTTTGGTGCTGGACCGATGAACCTTAAATCCTTGACTTCGGGTCAATGCTCTGATAGTCAGGCAGGGTCGGTGAGTTTCCCAACGGGAGAGGGAGCCTACTATACTATTGCCTTCTTAGATAGCGGAGGCAATACGACAAAATCATATAGGTACACGCTTGGCCCTTGCGAGCGATTCAACTCCATCCCGGTTCACTTCCAAAACAAATACGGAGGGATTGATTCTTACACCTTCACATTGAAGAACCGCAAGCGGGCCAACATCAGCAGGCAGACGTTCGGGTACAACTCGGACGTTTACGCAACCACGACCTACGACAAAGTTTGGGCAGGAGAGTTCGACTACGTTTACGCGCTCAACTCCGATTGGCTGACGGATGCAGAATCCGCTTGGCTGATTGAGATGGTCAGGTCCGGGCAGGTATGGCTTGAACTGGATGGGCAACTCGTTGAAGCCATCGTCAACGCCAACACCTACCAATTCACGACCCGAAGGAATGACCGCCTCACGCAGTTGCAGGTCGAGGTTGCCGTGGCTTACAAGAACAACATCCTATGAGCGTAACCCTCATCGCCTACCCTCTCAACGATTCCGATGTTGAGGTCCCCTATGTAGTTGATACAATGGGTGGCACGGACATCGCCATCACGTTCACCATTGACGACATCATCGACATTACCAAGCGGAGGGGGTCCTTCTCCAAGACGATAGAGTTGCCTAATACGACAACCAACGCAAGCCTGTTCAAGTTTGCCTACAACGTGCAGTCCTTCGTCGGTGGATTCCAACCCAACAAGAAGATTCGTGCAGCGATGTGGGAGGATGGGGTCCAAGTGTTCAGCGGTGCGATGCAGTTGCTCTCCATGTCCAAGACCAAGGGTGATGTAACTTACGAGGTCGGGATGTTCAGCGAGGACGTGAGCCTATTCCAAGACATCCAAAACAACCTGCTTGTGAACACGGCTGGCGTTACCGGGATGAATCACACCCTTACGTCGGCCCATGTTTCTGCGACTTGGACCGCATCGGGTGCGAGCGGTTACGTTTACGGCTTGGTGGATTCCTACGGAGCCACGGATGTAATTACACAAGGGTGGTTTGCAGTTCCTTATTGGAAGATGGGGCCAAGCATTTACGTCAAGAAGATGGTGGACCTGATTTTTGCACAGGCAGGCTATCGGTATTCATCCAATTTCTTCAACTCAACCCTATTCAAGAAACTGGTCATCCCCTACTCTGCCGGGACGATACCAGTTACCCTGTCCGGGTCGAACATCTTTGCGCAGTCAACTGGAAGCGTCAACTTTATGGAGGACGCTAATACAACGATACTTTTCAGCAAAGACACTCCTGCACCTTACTTTGACAATGGAGGCTATTGGGTCGCATCCTCCAGCACCTTCGTCGCTCCATCCGTTCCAACCCGTTGGGACGTTGAAGTGGCCCTAACGGTCAGCGGTTCTTTTGCAGCAGGGCAGGCTTTTCTTTCCAATATGTCTATCCGCAATCTCACGGATTCGACTGACAATGCGGTCATCACCAACATAAGTGCAAGGACGCAAAGGCAGTTTGTGGTTAGATTCCAAAACGTAACCATACCGGCCAACACGACGGCAAATATTGGGTTCGTAATTACGCAGGATACATCGGTGCTGACGACCCAATTCTCCATCCTTTCGGGGGCAACCGTTCTATGGACTTGCCTTGAAAACCCCCAAAGCATCGGAGTCGTTGATATGCGGACCGCCCTGCCTGCTGACGTGAAGCAGAGCGACCTGTTCGTTGACCTTCAAAAGATGTTCAACCTTTACTTCATGCCCGATGCACAGGATCCAAAACTCCTATACATTGAGCCGTTCAAGGACTTCTATTCCAGCGGAGTGGTTGACTGGACGCAGAAGGTTGACGAGAATCAAGAGCAGTTGCTCACCAATGGCGACCCGAACCAATACAAGTCGCTTGTGTTTAAGTACAAGGATATGGGCGATTATCTGTCCAAGACCTACAAGTCAAGCAATCCGCTCGCCAAGGAAGGCTACGGAGGCCGTCAGTTCTTGACGCAAAACTTCTACGGCAAGTCCGAGTTCGTCTGCGAAACCATGGCCGGGACGCTGATACCGGGTTCGTTCACGACCGATAAGGTCATCGGCAGGGCTTGGGACTTGGAAGGCAGCACGGCAAGCGGTACGGTCAAGCAGTTGAACACGGGATACCGATTAGCGCAGTACAACTCAATCGCTCAAGGAACAACGTCTTGGTTCTATCAAACAGGCGTGAGCGGTTCGTTTGCAACTGGTGAATACGTCGCCAACGTCCCCTTCGTGAGCCACATTGACAACCCCTATGCACCCACCGAGGACCTTGCCTTTGGTATTCCAAGGCAGGTCTTCTACAACGCAGTCAACGCAAGCGGCACACCAATCACCTACACGAACAACAACCTTTACAACAAGTATTGGCTGAATTACATCACCGAAACGACCTCCAAGGAAGCCTTGCAGTTGGAGTTGACGGTGTTCTTGAACTGCGTGGACATCTACCAACTCGACTTTCGCAAGCCGATTTATTACAACGGCATTCGATGGCGTTTGCTTGAGATTCGGGACTACACGGTAGGCGAAGCAAAGCCGTGCCGGGTAACGCTACGCAGGATTCTCAACCTCGCAGAGTTCGTGCCTGTAACGAGCGTCCCAATAACGAGCGACCCTGCTGGATTACCGAACGGCCCTATCGACCCTGACCCAGCGGATCCTGACTACGAACCACCCGTAAACCCTGAATTACCAACCCCCGGATAATGGCAGTAACTAAAGAAATCGTCCTCGAAGTAGGGCTTAAAGACTCCACCGCACAAGGCACGGAATCCGCAAAGAAACGGCTCCGTGATTTACAACGTGCGCTCGTTGACCTTGCGGTTGCCGGGCAAGAGAACTCCGAAGAATTTCGGAAGTTAGAAGCCGAGGCAGGGGAACTATCCGACACCATTGGCGATGTTAGCCAAAGGGTCAAAAACCTTGGCTCGGACACCAAAAACATTGAGGCATTCACGCAAGCGGTCCAAGGCGTTGCTGCTGGCTTTCAAATCGCTCAAGGTGCTGCTGCATTGTTTGGTGAGGAAAATGAGGACATCCAAAAGGCGTTGTTGCAGGTCAATGCGACCATGGCTATTGCCAACGGAATCCAGCAGGTAACGGTACTCCTGCAAAAGGAATCGGCTATCTCAATGACGGCCAACAGGATTGCAACGGCCCTCTACGACAAGACGCTGAAAGGAACCATCGTAAGCCTTCGCCTCTTTAGGACTGCATTGATTTCAACGGGTATCGGTGCAGCTATTGTTGGTGTTGGATTGCTCGTTGAGAACTGGGAAAAACTCACAAAGGTTGTCAAGGATTTCTTGGGCATTGAAACTAAAGACCTGAAAGCCGTATCCGAATTGGCACAAAGGCAGGTTGAACTTGCGGAGGCAAGGGGCGAAAGCGAGGCAAAGGTGCAGGGCCTCTTGATGGCTGCTTACGACGCAAGGATTGCAGCAGCCGAGAAAGAAGAAGAGCGAGCGCAACTGATTCACGAGAAAGAGGTCGCAAGGCTGACTTATCAAACCAAACTGCGAACCGATGCAATAGAAAAGCAGAAGAAAGATGCAGAAGATTTGAGGGCGATGGATTCGGCAGCCAGTCAAGAAGCCGAGAATTTTCGCTTGGCTAAAATTGGCAGGATAAACGATGAACTCGCAAGGGAAAAGGCTTTGCGAGATGAGAAACTTGCAATCCTTCGAGAAGAGAAAAAAGAAAGAGAGGCAGACCTCAAAAAGAGATTCACGGATGCGGACGAGTTTGCTAAAGCCTACATCCTACTGACCGAGGAAATGCGACTTAAAGAGCAAGGCATTGCCGAGGATAGTGCGGCAAAGATTGCGGAAATTGAACGCAATCGTAGGCAACAGGACTTGCAGATGGCTTCCGAGGCCGTTGGTGCGCTTGGTGATTTGCTGACCGCTGGCTTGGGCAAGTCCGAGAAAGACCAACGCAAAGCCTTTGAGATAAACAAGAAGGCCAGCATGGGTCAAGCCCTCATCAACACCTTCATGGCCGTAACCGCTGCCCTGACTGCTGGAGGAAACCCGATTAAACTCGCAACGGGCCGTCAATTCGTTGAAGCAGGTATCGCCCTTGCGACAGGTTTGGCGCAGGTCGCCAAAATCAGTAAGACCCAATTCCAAGGCAGTTCGGCAAGTGGAGGCGGTGGTGCGTTGACTGCTGGAGGTGGCGGAGGCGGAGAGGTTGCACCTCCTTCCATCTTTGCCAATCCGCAAACAACTATGCTTGGAACCGATGGTGCTGCAATGGGCCAAGGCCAAGGTTCATCGCCTATGCGAGCCTATGTGGTGGAACGGGACATCACGCAAAGCACTCGCAGAGTTCGGAGGTTGGAGGAATTTGCAACTTTAGGGGCTTAGGACATTTACCTGCATGGAACTACCCATTTACAGGATGACCGTTGACGAGGTGGATGAAGGGGTCCAATTTGTGGCCCTCACCGATATGCCGGCCATTGAACGGCCATTCCAAGCCTTCGCAAAGACACCACAACGCTTCACCGAAACAGGCGAACGGAGGGTCCTGACTGGGCCGCTAATGCTTGCAGACACTCCCATCTTCAGGAAGGACGAAACCTACGGTGAGTACTACGTCGTGTTTGACAAAGCCACCATCCGCAAGATAGTACAAAAGTATTTCAAGCAAGGCAATCAGCACAACGTCAACGCTTACCACAACGCCGAACTGGATGGCGTGTTTATGTTCGAGAGTTACATCACCGACTCCGAGCGTGGCATCATGCCACCCAAAGGCTACGAGGACACACCCGATGGCTCTTGGTTCGGGTCCTTCAAAGTCGAGAACGACGAGGTGTGGGACAACCGTAACCTGTTCCGGGGTTTCTCCGTTGAGGGCCTCTTCGGGATGGACAAGACCGAATCCGAACTGGAGGTCGCACTCGCTGGCCTTGCCGATGAACTTACCGCTTTTTTGCAACAATTAACCCCCACCTACAAATCCCACTAACTATGAATCTCAAAAACGCAATCGAATCCCTGCGAAGTGAACTTCGTAAATTCAGCACACAAAAGCAGTCCTTTGCCGACTACAAGTTGACCGATGGCACGGTTGTCCGTGTGGATGGCGACCTCGTTGCCGGGACTGCCGTTTACGTTGTAGCCGAGGACGGCACGTTACCTGCACCCGATGGCGAACACGTTGTTGAAGGCGTTGGCACGATCAAGACCGAAGGAGGCAAAATCGTCGAGGTCATTGCTGCCGAAGTAGCAACCCCCGAAATCGAAGCCTTGCCTGTTGCTGCTGAAATCACTCCCGAAGTGGCCGTTGAGGTTACCGAGGAAATCAAAGAAGCCTATCCTGCCATGACCCCCGAAGTTGTGGAGGCTATCGTCGCCAAGCACCTTGGAGCCATCATGGAAGAACTCAAGGCAGCCTATGCCGAGATGGGAAAGATGAAAGAGAAAATGTCTGCATTTGCAAGCCAAGTTGAAACCATGGCCGACATCGTCGAGAAGGTTTCCGAACTCCCAGCCGAAGCCCCCAAGGCCAGCGGTTCCGCAATCGTTGAGCAACGCAAGGCTCAAGCCTCGCAGAACTTCAACGCACTCGCACAAGCACTTCAATCACTCAAAAAAAACTAAACCCCTAAACCCCCATTAACAATGGCATACAATTTTGGCAATCTAAACGCCTACACCGACCAAGAGAGGCTTCCTCTCATCACCAAAGCGGTATTCTCCGCTCGTTCAGCAGCCCTCTTTACCAAGCAAGTTGGTATCAAGTTCGCTGCTGCGTTAAACCTCATGGACACCGATGCCTTGATTCAAGGCGGAGATGTTTGCGGTTACGCAAGTTCAGGTACGACTACATTCAGTCAGCGTAACATCACCGTTGGCCGTATGAAGGTTCAAGAAACCCTTTGTCCTCGTTCTTTGGAACAATACTGGATGCAGACCCAGTTGACTGCTGGCTCTACCTACGATAGTGTTCCTTTCGAGCAGGCTTTCTCCGAGCAGAAGGCTCTCCGTATCGCAGAAGCGTTGGAGAACGCAATTTGGAAGGGCAACACCTACTTTTCAGGTGTCAACCAGTTGTTGAACGCTGCTTCGGGTTCAACCATTAGCGGTAACACAGGAGCGGTTTCTGCCTCCGTTGGTATCACCACAGGCAACGCAATCGCCATCTTCGACGGCATCTACAACCAAATCCCACAGGCCATCTTGACCAAGACTGACCTCGTAATCTTCTGCGGTTGGGACAACTTCCGCACGTTGCTTGGTGCGTTCAAATCAACCGCTAACGTCATGTACAACCAAGTTGACTTGGCTGGCCTTGCTGACGGGGACATCATGTATCCCGGCACGAATGTCCGTGTCATTGCAGTCCCCGGATTGACCGGAACGAACCGCATCGTTTCTTCGTACCTCGGTAACTTCTTCTACGGAACCGACCTTTTGAGCGACGAGGAGCAGTTCTCAATCTGGTTCAGCAAAGACAACGATGAAGTCCGCTTCCAAGCAGCCTTCAAAGCAGGTGTCCAAATCGCTTACCCCGACTTGGTTGTTGACTTCCGCTTGACCTAATGTGTAGGGGGGA